ACTCGAAAGCCCCGATATGGCGCACCTGATGGCTAATATCGTGGTCCAACATCACCTTAAACCCTGTTTCCCTGGCTGACCGGCAAAACCAGATGTCTTCGCCACTATATACACCATTTTGATAGTGTATGTGAAACCAAGGCTTCGCCATCTTGCGGAAAACTTCAGCCTTAATCAGCATTAGCCCCATACCAATGGCGGATACCTCTTCCAGCCCAGTACACCACTCTTCCGTAAACACCCGTTCACTGGTCAAATCATCACGGAAAGCCACCGGCTGAAGCGGGAGTTTACGCGTACTGTAATTGGCGGCGACAATATCCTCATCCCGCGCCAATAGTTGCCGAATGCTGTCCTTGGGGAACCTCATATCAGCATCCACAAAAAGAACATGAGTGGCGCCAGCGTCCAAGGAAGCCTGGGCTAGTTCTTGACGTTGGTTTACAATCAACGTCCCTTGGTTCTGGAACAGTAGCACCCGGTCCTTGGTTGCCGCCGTATGGGCCGCAACGCACCGGGCGAGATCGAAGGCAAACCCGCTATCCACCACATCACGGCAAGGGACACAGACAGAAACAATGGCGGGCATCAAACGCGTCCCGGCCTAGTACGGAAGAACCGATTATCTGGATCATTCAGCCACTTCTTCATGGCTACCGGGTCATCCACGATGCCCTTCATCTTCAAATCATAAAAGACCGCCATGGGGATGGAAGCCACCTTGTTCCATTCGCCATAGCGCCCATGGTCTTCATTAAACTGCGCCTTATTGGCTTCAATAATACCAGACACATCCTGGCGCTTCTCAATCAGCGCCGTATCTGTGCCCTCATCATAATGCCAGTAAGAAGTAATCCCACTTACCGGATCAATGTTGAAAACCTTGTCAGCCATAAGCCACCTTTGAGGTGGGGCTGGCAGTTACCCGCCAGCCCCGTTGCCATTACGAAGTCGTCAAGTCAGCAGCGATACCATGCGCGGCTTCCTGGCGGACCATCAAGCCGTATTCGCAAAGCATCATGCGCTTTTCCGCATCGCCGGTCTTCGCCAGGTCCATCGTCTGGATCGGGCGGAGGATCGCCGTAGCCGCGTATTCCGGGTCAAGCACGAAAGCATCGCGCTCACGCTGGAAGCGGTTGGGAACCACAGACACCGCGCCGAAGTCAGACACATAAACGTCAGCCGCGCCAATGATAACAGTCGGGCGCGGAGTGGCTTGGTTGTAGCGAATTTCGGCAATGCCAGCGAAGCCGCTGACGGTCTGCTTGTTGAACGGGCCGACCATCAGAATCTTCGGCGTACCGCCTTCGGTCCACACCTGGGCAATAACGTCCTTCAGGATGACTTCCGTGAAGGCACGCTGAGTGCCATCAACACGAGTGGCGTTCACCACACCGTTGGAAACCGTCGGATCAGAACCGTTAGAAGCCTTGTTTGTGTTGGTACGCAAGAAAGCAGGCAAGCCCGCCGTCTGACGCGCCGTGGTGTTGTTACCCGCGTTAGCGGCCTTGGACGCCAGCAGAACGGCTTCCATGTCGCGCTTCAGTTCGGCGCCGTTCTTCGCCATCTGATAGGCAAGTTCAGAACGACGGCCAGCCTTGTCCACGCTTTCCAGGGTGCCGGAGATCACAACCGTCTTACGGCTGATCTGCGTGTAGTTACCCAGGCGAGTCGTCGGGGTCACCGCGTCGAAGGAAGAGATATCATCACCTTCCAGCGCCGCATTGGTGGTGGAAGCCGCCGCCAGGCTATCGGTCTGCCACTCGAAGAACGTGTTCTTCACGTTCACGCGGGCAGTGTTAGACTGGAACGGGGTTTCTTCCGGCGAGATGTTGTAGATCACATTCGCCAGATCTTCACGGATGCCCTTGGCATCATAGCGCGTGAAGGTATTAGCAACGATAGTCATAGCCTATATCCTTTCAGAGAAGCGCCGCTAGAACACTAGCGGCATCGTTGACAGTCCCGGTTTTAGCGAGACGCTGCTTTGCACGGGTTAGGTCCGTAACACTCTTGGTTCCTGGGGCAGTAGCTGATGAACCGGGGCGAACAGGACGCATGGTTTGGGCGGGCTTCACCGAAGCTTGTGCCTTCCGCTGTCCTTTATCGTAAAGCATAGCTTTACGGAGTAACGCCACATGTTCAGCACGATGCAGGCTATTGATCTCGGTTTCATTCAAACCTTGATCCACCAGCCAATCCCGTAGCTGCTTTTTCTCAGACGCTGCCGCCTTTTCGTCTTTCCACTCAGGGATCAACTCAGGCAAGCGTTGCGCCTGCTGCACCAAAATGGCCTTCATTTGCTCAACAGATTGATGCTCAAAAGTTTGGTTCAGCCTTTGTTGTTCAGCCTGAATGGCTGCCAACTTAGCCGCCCGATCTTCCTGCACCTTGCGCCATTGCCGCTCTAGCCGAGTCGCATTGATGGGGTCTTCCTCATAAAGACGGTCCCAATCAGGTTGCTGCTCGACCTGTGCGGTGGATTGCAACTGTTGCTGTAAGGCCCCCAAAAGCGTCGCGTATTGCGCCCGCTCTTGCCGAATGGCTTCAGCCTCTGTTTGGAACGCCTTGCGCTCTTCCGCCAGTTGCTGCGTCTTCCGGCTATAGTCCGCCTGCCGCGAATAACCCCGCGCCAGTTCGTCCAGCGTCACCTCAACTTCCTCACCAGCGACCTTTACTTTGATCGACTCCGGAAGCCTTTCACGAGGTTGCTCTTCGTCCTGTGCTTCGTCTTCACTTTCAGCGGTTTCCTCAACGGTTTCCTCAGAAGCCTGCGCCTCTGTTTCCTCCGTTTCGGTGCCCTCCGCTTGCGCTTCGGGCTGCTGCGCCTCACCGACCTGGGTATCGCTGTCATCAGCGGCCAGAATATCGGCTATGGCATCTTGTGCCTGGTGGATTCCGATCCCGCCTTGGGCGGGGGTGCCGGACGATTCAGACATCAAACTTCATCCTTCCTAAAAACGCCTTTCGGCGATTGCTGCTGCCACTTTGCCGCTGTCTATAACGGCTTGAAGTGACCGCAAGAACTCGTGCATTCCCCGCATCGTCGCGTGGATGTATTTCTGATCAGCCTCAAACTTGGCGGTCTTCCACTCGTCAAACAACTGCTTCTCAACCAACTCCACCGCCGCTTTCAGAGTCGGATCATTCATCAGCCTGAGAGCGTCGTTCCCCGCCGCTATCTGAGTTGCAAAATCAACCATAAGGCCCACCCATAGCACCCGGCGCCATATTTGCACCCGCTACCTGTGGCACCTGTTGGCGCTGCATCATCTGCATCTGGCGCATCGCCTCACGGTCCCGCTCCATAGAAGCCCTGATCTGCGCCACATCAATCTGCGCCCCATAACGAGCCTGCATCTCGGCAATCTTGACCATCAAATCAGCTTCCATTTGATCGCGCTGCAAGTCGTCCTTACGGACCATTTCCTCGCGGCGCAATTCCAATTCAGCCGCCTTCTTTTGGATGTCAGCCTGAATCGCCGCCATCTGCGCCTGGGCCAGCATTTCTTCCGGCGAAGGCTTCGGTGGTTGCGGTGGCATTGGGGGCATTTGCGCCGGATCACTAAAGAACTGATTAGCGTCCTTGTAGCCGGAAAGCGCCAATATTTGCGCCAGTGTATTCCGATACTGCGCCAAACTAACCAGCGGGTTATCCATGCCAGCCAACTGCAAGATTTGCTCTTGTTTTGCCATAACTGTGGTGAGAACTTGGATTTTCTCCTGTTCCGTGCCACCACCCAGCGCGATATTCGCAATAACATCCATGTTGGCATCCCAACTGCGCGGGTCCACCGGCACAAACTGACCGCGCAACCGAACCATACGCTCCGCGCGCTGGTTCTGGACCGCTAACTTCAACAAGCCCGTAAACAGCCGCTTCATGCCGCTTTCCGCAAAAATACGGGCAATCAGTTCAATACGCTGTTGGGCCGCTGACACCGTAGCCGCCACCGCTGCGCGGGTAGAAGACTGCAAACTATCCGCCGCCAAGCCAGCCGCCGCCTTGGTAATGCCCGTGCGGCTTTCCTTCATGCCATCCATGTAGTCCAGCATCGGGAAAGCCTGCTGGCCCACGAATGGCAAGTTAAACGGCTGCACCATTCCTGGCGCCCGCATACGGATCACGCCCCCAACTTCCGTATTCAGCACATCGTCAACATTCACCTGGCCTTCGACCACACCCACACGCGGATGAATGGCTAGCGCCAGACTATCCAGCATATTCCGCTGGATGTTGGATTTGATAAGCTGAATGTCCATCACCTGATCAGCAACAGACAAACCAAAGAACGTGTGAGGCTCTGGGTCCGGGCAGAACACCGCAAACGGGATCATGTCCGCCGGTTCATTCCGCATAACCTCATAAGCCTGACCAACCGTGCAAATGCGGCGCAGTTCCGCGATGCCGTCGCCATCCATGTCGATCTTTACATAGGCTTCGACGTACAGAACCTTTTTCGCGGCAACATCAGACCGATTAGCCATATCAATGGTGGCTTGCGGATTACGAATAAACCGCTCTTCATTGTCCTCTAGTTCATCAACTTCATTGGCGTATGGATTGATTTCATCAGGATCATAACCCATTGCCACCAATTCACTGACCGTCATGATGCGGCGATGCGCGACAATGGACGAATCATCCAGGCTAATAGCAGACCGCGCCACCAACAGTTCTTCCGGCGGAACCGCCGCAATCTTCAAGCGGCCCCTGTCCCAGCGACGGATAACCCGCACATCATACATAGCCGGGCCAGGCATCCCCGTAGCCGGATCAATATCCCCCGGATAAGCCACCGTCACTTGCACTTCACAATCAGGATCAGAGTTCAATACCGCCAGCGCAGTATCGTCCAAACCGCTCATATCAACGGTCTGGATTTCTACCTGAGAATCCCAGTAAAACTTGATGATCCCGGTTTTGCAAACCAAGGCATCCTTGAAAGCAGAATAGAAAATCTCAAAGCCCGGATTATCGCGCGTAATCACATAATTAATGTAGTCCGTCGCCTGTTCCGCTGCCGCCACATCTTCTGGGCCATTGGGGACGAACTCAACAATCTTCTGGCTACCAAAGAATACACGCATCAGGCTCGGCAAGATCGCCTGCACCGTATCCCGCACATCGCGGCTAACTACCTGGGACCGCCCATCTTCCTCGTTCCCGAATGGCATTCCACGGTAATACTCAGTCGCCACCGCCCGCAATGGCGAAATGGTGCTGTCGATATAATCAACCGCATCTTCGATCTCGCCAGTAACAATAGCCTGAATATCAATCTCATCTGGCAATTCAGCATCCATGCCAGCGTCAACCGCCATATCCTGCATCATGCCTGTCAAGTCAGACACCAAATCTGAAATCTTCGGGTCCATGTGTTTATCCTAACAAGCCAAGCGATGCGCGGGGGACGATGTTGCCATTCACGACAACATAACCACCAGCCGGGTTATATGGGGCAATGGTAGGGGTGGCTATTGGCGCAGCCCCCGTAGGAAGTTGTTCATTCAATAACGCATACTCGCTCGCAGTATCAAAAGACGGGGGCGCAGATAAATCCGGCGTACTGAAAGCCGACATTGGCGCTTCCGCCAAAGCGTCAAAACCCAATGCTTGCCCAAATTGATCTGTCGCACTCTTGCCCATAGCGCCCAAAGACATGGCGTTAGCCAAAGCCTGATCATAAGAAACTGCCGTGGGGTCCAGCCCCATCATGCCAAGCTGCTCATTTAGATTACCAACATCAAGCCCCGTACCAATCGCCGTAC